GCGACAAGTTCCGCGAGGACTGGAACGCCAAGTTCACCGGGGACGGCTCACTGGCGGGAGGAACGCCGATCCTCGAGGATGGGATGACGCTGAACCGGTTTGACTTCTCCGCGTCCGACCAGCAGTACGTGGAGAGCGTCAAGTTGTCGATCGTCACGGTCGCCTCGGCGTTCCATGTGAATCCCACGATGGTCGGCCTGCTGGACAATGCGAACTACTCCAACGTCCGCGAGTTCCGTCGTGGCCTGTACGGCGACACGCTCGGGCCGCTTCTGGCTGAGATCGAGTCTGCGTTCAACACGTTCGCGCTGCCGCTGCTCAAGATGGACCCGGCCCGGTTCTATGTCGAGTTCAACATCGCCGAGAAGCTGCAGGGGAACTTCGAAGAGCAGGCCGTTTCGTTGCAGTCGTCGGTGGGGCGTCCGTGGATGACCGCTGACGAGGCCCGGGCGCGGATGAACATGCCGGCGCTCGGGGGTGACGCTGAGCAGCTGGTCACTCCGTTGAACGTCCTGGTCGGCGGCCAGTCGTCTCCCCGCGATTCGGGCTCGCAGAACCTCCGGGCCGCGGGCAAGCCACGAGTGAAGGCCGCCCCCGAAGCTGGCTGGGTCAAGCAGCACGAGCGTGTCCTCAAGCGCGCGTTCGCCCGGCAGGCCGCAGCGGTACGAACGGCCCGCGGGTTGAAGGCGGCAGGCGACTGGTGGGACGGGGAGCGGTGGGACCGTGAGCTCGCCGCGGACTTGACACGGGTCGGCCTGGCGACGGCGACGGCGGCCGGGCGGGCGATGCTCGACAGTCATGCGTGGGATCCGGACGCCTACGACGCGGACCGTACGGTCAACTGGGTCCGCGCCGTTTCGAAGGGCGCGGCGGGACGGATCAACGCGGCGACCCGTGACGCCCTCCAGGACGGCTTCGACGACGACGAGGCCGACGACTCCGACATCATCGACGCCGAGCTCGAGGACGGCGCCGACTGGCGGATCGGGATGCTGGCCGTCTCGTCGGTGACGACGATGGCCGGGTTCGGCCGGACCGAGGCAGGAAGGCAGACGTCCGCCGGCTTCAAGGTATGGATCGTCAACAGCGGTAACCCGCGCCCGGAACATGCCGCGCTGGATGGTGAGCGGGTGCCGATCGACGAGCCGTTCAGCAATGGCATGGACTGGCCCGGCGACCCTGCCGGGGACGTGGACGACCTGGCGGGCTGCACCTGCACCGTCGAAGTGAGCTGGGAGGCCTCATGAGGATCAAGACGCTGCCGATGGGCACCGTGAAGGCGGGTAGCACGGACGGGCTCCAGGAGGGCGAGTTCGTCGTCTACCCGTCCACGTTCACCCGTGTCGCCGACTCCTACGGGGATGTGGTCGCCAAGGGCGCATTCCTCGACGACATCGAACGGTGGAAGTCGTCTGGTGACGTGCTGCCGGGCCTGTACGGGCACAGGATGGACGACCCCGACTTCTACGTCGCCGAGACCGTCGACCAGGGCGAGGACGACCACGGCTGGTGGGTGAAGGGCCGGTTCGACATGGAGTCGCCGAAGGGCGCCCATGTGTACCGGCTCGTGAAGGGCCGCCGCCTGACGCAGCTGTCGTTCGCCTACGACGTGCTCGACTCGGGCAAGGTCGAGGGCGCCGACGGCGAGCCGGTGAACGAGCTGCGGAAGCTCCGGGTGTACGAGTTCTCCTTCGTTCCCGTCGGCGCTAACCAGGACACGTCCGTCGTCGCCATCAAGGGCATGTGCGACGGGCTGAAGGCCGGCCGCGTGCTGTCGGCGAAGAACGAAACTGCGTTGCGCGAAGCGCGCGACGCCATCGACTCCGTACTCACATCCCTGGATGTGCAGTCCGGTAACGACCAGGAGAAGGCCAGCGGTCACACCGACGCCAAGCCGGACGCCAGCGATGAGGAGCCCTCCGGGGCCAAGTCGTCCGCGTCGGGTGAGGAGCCGAGGGTCAGCCCGTCCGTCGACGACCTGGCGACCCTGTTCGAGACCTACGCCACGGCATACGCCGGGCAGGAAGGAGCCTGAGGATGAAACTCAAGGCACTCCGGGCCGCCGCCATCAAGGCCGGCGCGGACATCATCGCCAAGGCGCGGGCCGAGGGCCGCGACCTGACCGACGACGAGCGCGCGACACTCCAGGCCAAGCAGGCCGAGGTGGCCGAGCTCACCGTCAAGATCGACCAGTCCGACGCTGACGCCGAGCTGATGAAGCAGTTCGTCGTCTCCGGCGCCCCCGAGGATGACGACGCCCCAGCCTCGTCGCTCGGTGCGCACTTCGCCAAGAGCATCGGCGAAGACGGGCTGCGGAGGCTCAAGTCGCACCGCGGCGCATCGTTCGCAGCGCCCGAGTTCAAGGCCGCGACCGACGCGCAAGTCGGCCCCGCCGCGTTCTCCCCGCTGCGCACCCAGGTCGACAAGACCATCGTCCGCGCCTACCGCCGGGCGACCGTCTCCGACCTGCTCGGCACGGGCACCCTGGGGGTCGGCACCAACGCGGTGACGTACTTCGTGGAGGGTGCCGCAGAAGGCAACTTCGCGACCGTCGCAGAGGGTGGGCAGAAGCCGCAGCTTCATATCGCAGACCCGACGTCGCGCACGGACGCGGCCAAGAAGATCGCCGGCTGGTGGGACACCGCCGACGAGATGATCGAGGACCTCGACTTCTGGGTCTCCGAGATCAACAACCGGGGCCTGTACCTGCTCTCGCAGGTCGAGGAGTCGCAGCTCCTCAACGGTGACGGCACCGGGTCGAACATCCAAGGGCTGCTGGCCCGGTCGGGGATCCAGACCGAGACCCAGGCGGTCGCGCCCGACTCGGCACAGGACGCCATCTTCCGGGCGATGATGAAGGTTCAGACGGCGACCGGTCTGGCCGCCGACGCCGTCATCATCAACCCGGCCGACTACCAGACGCTGCGTCTGGCGAAGGACACCAACGGGCAGTACTTCGGCGGCGGGTTCTTCACCGGTCTGTACGGCGTCGGCGGCGTCGAGTTCCAGCCTCCGCTGTGGGGCCTCAAGACGGTCGTGTCGTCCGCTGTGGCGGCGAAGACGGTCGTCGTGGGCGCGCTGCAGACGGCGGCGACGGTGTACCGCAAGGGCGGCGTCCGGGTCGAGTCGACCAACTCCGACCAGGGCAAGTTCACCAAGGACATCGTCACGACCAGGATCGAGGAGCGCGTGGCCCTGGCCGTTCGCATCCCCGCCGCGGTCGTGAAGGTGACCCTGCTCTAACCCACCGCCGGGCGGGGCTGCGCAGCCCCGCCCGGCGCCCAGCAGAAGGAGGCCCCGATGGCTGACACGCGCAAGGAGTACGAGGTCGACATCAACGGCATGAAGCACGTCATGCTGCTCGACCCGCAGGACGCTGCGTCGCTCTACGGCGACAACGCGAAGGCCAAGGCCGTCAAGGCGCCGGCCAACAAGGCGGCCGAGGCTCCGGCCAACAAGTGAGTCCGGGGTAGCCCGGCCGTTCTGGCGGCCGGGCTACCGCATTTCAGAACCGAGGGGGTTGTGGTGTGGACGCGTCCGCTGCGTTGGGCATGATCCGCGACGAGTGCGGCTGGCACATCGCCCCAGTCCTCGAAACGACACACCGGCTCGACTCGGACGGCTCGAGGCTGGTCGTGCTGCCGACGCTGCGCCTGGTCGGGGTCTCGTCTGTCACGGTCGACGGCCAGCCGGTGACGGACTCCGAGTGGTCCGAGAACGGGATGCTCCGTCTCGCGTCGGTGCCGCCGCGGAAGCTCGGTGCGATCGAGGTCACGATGAGCCACGGGTATGACGACATGCCCGCGATCGTCACGGCGATCACCGCGGCACTGGAGGCCACCGAGGCCGGACCGCGCCGGGAGCAGGTCGGCAGCGTGTCTGCCGAGTGGTCGGAGGCCGGCGCCGTGGGGGTGCTCGACGAGTACCAGATGCGGGCGTTGGACCGGTACCGGTTGGGGCCACGGCCGTGAGGCTGATGCAGCAGGATGTCCCGGTTGTCGTCGTGAAGCCGTCGATCGTCACTGATGCCCGGAACAACGAAACCGCAGACTTCGATGCGCCGCTGTGGACCGAGACCGTGACCCGGTGGCGTGCCCAGCCGGGGGCGTCTCCTGAGGTGCTGGGTGGTCGTGACACGTCGACGGTGGCGTGGTCGCTGTATCTCCCTGCCGGAACGCCGGTGGACGCGTCGTGCCGGGTCACCCTGTACGGCGACGACTACGCGGTCGACGGGATGCCGCAGCGGTGGGACGGGTACACGGCCCGCCTGTCGCATGTCCTGGTGCTTCTGCAGGGGTGGGTGTGATGCCGATCACCAAGATCACGTTCAAGTCCGAAGGTTTCCGGACCTTGAACACGTCCGCCGAGGCGCAGGCGGCTGTCATGGCAGTCGCGGAGGCCATCGCAGCGCGTGCCGGCGATGGGTTCGAGGCGAGGCAGGGGACGACGAAGAACCGCGCCCGGGCGTCCGTCTTCGCTGCGACCCGTGAGGCACAGAAGGCAGAGGCTGACGACAAGGCGTTGACGACCGCACTCGGTGGCGTCTGATGCCTACCCCGGTGGTGCGTGACGCTGTGGCTCACGCGGTGCAGGTGCTCGCGTCGCTGCCGGCCCCGGTTCGCGGGTTCCGCCGCGGGGACCCTGCTGGCAGGGCCGTCATCGTACGCGACACGGGCGGGCCACGGGTCACGCCGGCGCACACCGCCCACCAGATGACGGTGACCGCCTGGGGCAAGTCTCCCGACGACGACACCGCAGCGCGTGCGCTGGCAGCGGACGCATTGGCGCTCATCGAAGCGTCGGAAGGCGGCAACTTCGGGGGGGCGCCGTGCAGTGCGGTGCTGGTCGTCTCGATCCCCTACCCAGACCCCGACTCGGTGACTGGCCGGGCTCGGTATTCGTTCACGGTGCGAGTCACGCTCCGGAACCTGAACGCGTAAACCCTCAACGAAAGGCACGGACATGACCGTCGACGCCCGCAACGTCTGGACCGGTGGTCCAGACCAGCTCACCTCGGGGGCGATCCTGTCGGCCCCACTGACTGCCACCATCCCGACCGACCCCCTGGCCGGGCCGTACACCGGGTTCACGTCGTGCGGCTACGTGTCGGAGGACGGCCTCACCCTCTCGCTGTCGAGGTCGTTCGAGAACATCAAGGACTGGTCCGGCTCGATTGTGAAGCGGGTGCTGTCCGAGTTCGACGGGACGGCGAAGTATGCGCACCTGGAGGTCAACGAGCAGTCGCTGAAGAACACGTTCGGCGACGCGAACGTGACCGTGACCGCCGCCACGCCGACCAAGGGCAAGCAGATCAAGGTTGGGATCGGCGCCTATGACATGCCGGCGAAGCGGTTCATCTTCAAGATGAAGGACGGCGTCGCGCGGGTGGTCGTGGTCCTGCCGTCGGCGACGGTCACGGATACCGAGGACATCGTGTTCGTGAAGAACGACGCGATCAAGCTCGGTGTGACCCTCGGCGCCGCGCCGGATTCGACGGGCAAGTCGATCTATATCCACACCGACGACGGGATCTTCTCGGCATGAGCAAGGGCAAGAAGAAGAGCCCCGCCGCCGCCACGGTGGAGGCGCTCGACGTCTCCACCGTGGACGACGGTGTCGCGCACCTGTCCGTCCCGGACGCGGCGTGGTTCCGGTTCACGTTCGACGGCGAGAAGGTATGGCGGCTCCCCGCGATCGCCCGGCTGCCGCTGTCGGTGCAGCTGCGGATGCGTCGGATCTGGAAGGCGAAGCGGTCGGAGTCTGCGCGGGCCGAAGAGCTCGGCGAGCTGGTCATCGGGATGCTGGACACGTACGCGCCCGGCCTGACCGACATCCTCGACGAGGCCGGGGTCGATGTGGTGATGAAGGCGTGGCGTGCTCACTCGGGGCTGGGCCTGGGGG